CTGTAGAAGCAGTAAGATAATAGCTCTCATCTGCTTTGGTATGATCTTCAAGTTGTATGTTTATATCGTACTGTTTTTCTTTGAACTCTTTTAATTTTTTGTCATAGTCAGTCTTAGTAATTCCCCATTCCCCACGAGAGTGCTGGCTACCTGAGAGAGACTAATTACTCCAAAAACCTCGCAACTTAATATTTTTATTGAAGAATTTTTTACATTCTGTGTATGTCTTTAGTTTTTCATACTGTTTTCTAAAATCTCCAAGAAGAATAAAATATTTTCTATCTTTTACTAGGGCGGTTTCTTCCCCTTCTCCTGGCATTACTATTGTAGGACAAGGATTATAAGATATGAAGTAACCCTTACGCTGTAGAACCATATTTCTTCCCAAATCCTTCCAAACTTCTTTTTTATTTGTTGTTTTCTTTTTAATCATACTTGTTTACTTTGTTATTACTAATCAACGATTATTTTTCCAATAAGTACCGTGAAAACTAGAGCAAAAACTATTCCAAAGGTTATAAATATAAAACTGGAATAATCAAAATAAGAATTTTGTGCGATTATCTGCCCCGTGCATGAGTTAGTTGCTATTGTCTGTGTGTGAAATGAATCAAGTGAAATATTCTGGCTTTTTACTTCACACGAACCAATATTCCCTGTTATGTTTGGCGAACCTACTACGATTGTTTTATCCATATATTTTTATAAGATTACTACTAATGTAACGACTACTACCGCAAACACTACTACTCCTACGATACACCAAGCTGTTTCATGCTTCTCTACTGGTGTAGACCATACTTCTTCTTCGCTAAATGGTGTGTTTTTCATAATGTTAGAAACAATCTACTAATGGTAATTCCTCGGCTCGCTCATCTGTACACTTTTCAAAGTAAAGTGTTTTATCGCACCTTTGGCACACAATATGCTCTCTTGGAAGTGAGCCGTATATTAAATCCAAGTGACTTTTTCCTTTGTGTCCGAAGAACCAACATTTGATTTTATTTCTCATGTATCTAGTATATCAAGCGTATAACATTACACAAGCAAAGTTATCAACATGCTAGGCTTTTTTCTGTTCTCTCAACAACTTCTTTGCTTTGTCAATACTAGCGTTACGCATAAACGTACCTAGCTTACCGTTTGATGTGTGGTCTAGGTTAGCTCCTTTGATAAGTAAATCGTTTATTTCTTTGTTCGGCACGCGTACTGGTACTACTTTAGTGTATGGTTTCATAATTATTTAACCCAGTTTTCTCTTCCTTGATAAAATTCTTTTCTAAACCCTAATTTTATTAACTCATTTTCATATCCTGCTTCGGCAAGTCTTTTTGGGTCATTAAGAGATATATGCAGAGCTTCTTCCAATTTAGATATAGTTTCAGCTTGTAACATCGTTCCTTCATCTTCACGAGCGTATTCGCACTTAAGTTTAACAATTTTATCTAGTATTTTATCTTTCTTTGTTTTTTCAGGCTGTCGTGTATTGCTATAGAAATCGTTGGGTGTTACTTCTATCTCTCCAAGTACTATCAATAGTGTTTCCAAAAAAGTTTCATGCTTATCATTTTCTCTGTTTAGTAAGTCAATTTTGGATTTTGCGTCTATTAAGTCCTTCTTAATTTCTTTAACCTTCTCTTCTTTTGATATTTTCATGAATTTAACTCTTGTATCTTCTCCTGTTCTAGTAATTGTTTAAGTGATGCTTGGTTTCCTTCATTGTAAAGCCGTAATTGCCTGCCGAGATAATCAGTATCTTTTAGGATGGCGAGCAGTAGTGACTTGTCCATTTCAAGCAATTGAGGATATTCTTTGACTAGCAGGAACCGTAACGCTCGATACCGTGATTCTACTGTGATGGAATCAGGTATCTCGTTTATCATTCCTTGAATACGTTGTGTCCACTTATTTGTGTTTTGTTTTGAGCGGCGTGACATAACTATTCTTTTACTTCTTTTAGTCTACCGAATACGGCAGAAAGTGTTTCAGCTTCTATTTGTGTTATCTTTGTTATACCTTCATACTTATCAAGTTTTACATACAAAGTTCCATTAGTAGAATCTACACTAAGATAACTACCAGTATACAGATTTTCAATATCTCCTAGTTGAATTTTCATACTTACTCTAAGTTATTACGCATTAATAAAGGTTCTTCGCTTCGTTCTCTAGTAATCGCAAGTGCGTATTATAAGCACTCATAGTCTTTTCAATAGCTTTGAGTTTTAGTTTTACTACAGCCATTTTTACACCTTCCTCTGTTCCTTCAAAAGCACGTTCAGTTGCTTTGTCGCTTTTATAGTTGTCTCGGTTAGCATTGAAGTAATCAGCTTGGATTTTAATCATCTTGGCAAGCTCCCCACTATAGCGGGAATACTCTTCTGCCAAAGTTATTCTAGCTTCGCTTATTTCGTGGGGATTTCGCATAGATATATCTTTTATCGTTTATCTTATTAAATACGCTGTACGGGGCGTATAGAGCCTAGAAAGGGCTGTTTTTTGTAACTTCTGACCTTATCGAACATTCTTATACCGAGTTTGTTTTTCTTTCTTGGCGAACCATCTAGTTTTATATGGCACTTTCGGCATAATCTTTTCCAGTCTGTAGGGTTAAGTAAATACTTTCCGCTTATGTTAGCCCAGTCATAAATTTTTGCTGTCTTCGTGCCACAGTCATCGCATTTTCTAGGTCTGCCATAAGTTTTATCCATCCTTCTGTGAGCTAAATCGTAACTTACATTTTTATCTTCTTTCCAATTCGGACTATTTTTACCTCGTTTGACAATAGCTATCATCCTTTCTTTAAAACATCCAACCGAGCAAGTCATACCTCCCCCTCGACTGATTTCTCCTCCTGTTGTCCTAAATTCTTTTTTACAAGAGAAACAAATACGTTTATGGATTCCGTTTTTAATACTGCTGTCTATTTTTGCACACTCTTTACATTTTCCCAGGTAACCGTCCTTCGTGGCTTTATGCTTGTAAAATTCAGTTAGCTCTTTTTCTTCGGAACATTTGAAACATTTTTTCATATACTCCATTTTAACAGATTTAGAAAGGAGTATCAAGAGGATGGTCTTTCATGTCTATGACCTCTCCATTTACTCCTTCGCTAGTCTTTGTGCTTTTTACTTCTGCAAGGTCTGGTTCAACGTGAAAGCCTGGCTTATCCTGATATGGCTTTGAGAGTGAGCAAGAAAGGTATTTACCTTTGGTTCCTTCCTTTGTCCAACAGTTGCCGATTGTTACGTAGCTTTCGCCAATCTTGGCTGAAATTGAGTGTGTTGGCTTTTTGCCGTCGTCTGCTTGGTTAGGGATTTTAAAGATACTGAAGTTTTTTAGTGATTCGTTCATATAATTATTTTAATTAGTTTTTAAAAAGGCTCATCGTTATCTGGTAAATATGTTGGTTCTTTGCTTTCTGCTTTTGTTCCTGGCTCTACGTTTCCATGACCTTTGTAGATTTCGGCTCCGATACCTAAGTAAGAAGCAATCTTTGTCAGGGCATCTGTGCCACCTCCTTTGAGGGCATCGCCTTTGTCATCGTTTGTGCTTCCTCCAAACTGTTCCAACACAATCTCTCCGTCAGGAATCTCTAGTCTCCCTTTGACTGCCGATACATAAACTTCTCTGTCTCCACTCTTTGTTTTCTGAATTTCTTTGTCGCAAGAAATAAACTCTACTGTAAACATCCACGCACCCATTCCAAACACTTCGTTAAGTCGGTCAATCACAGCCATTGGGTGAATTACTGAAAGTTTAGTTTTTACTGGGTGTGGTTTGATTGCCCAAGCTGGTAGTGGTGCTTGTAGTTTTTTTGTTTGTTCTTCGGTCATTTTACTTTCTTAATTAGTCTGGTAACTTCCTTTAAATCTTCTATAGCTTTGTATTTTGCTTCTTCGGCACTATTGATTACTTTCTGCCAACTTTCTATTGTGTTTTCTAGGTCTTTGATAGCTCCTGTGAGCATTTTCTTTTCGTTTTTAGGCATTGGGTTCTTTTATTTCTATTTGGTAATTTACAGGAGACATTACAACCCATTCAGAACTATATTTCTCACTTTCCACCGCTTCTTTTAGTGTTTCAAATTCTTCATAAGTCCAATTTCCATAACTTTCGTATTTCCATACAACAAACGGTTTAGTAAATTTTTTCTTCATTTGTTTTCTCTTTAGTTGCTAATGGATTGTATTTTCTATAGTGTTCAGCTTTATTCTTTGCTACCCATTCATCAAAACCTATAAGGCGGTCAAAGAGTTTGTTGTTGAATACTTTATTTCCGTAAGGTTCTGGTGGTTGTACTTCTTTTAGGTTAGGCATATTTAGAATCTTAATTAAATTAACAATAGCAACCTCCTTTTGCTGGGTCTAAACTTCTGTTTTTCTTACACCAGATACAAAGACTAGGATTTTTTGCTCTCCACTCGCTTGCGACGCTTGGAATATCATTTCTAACTGCAAATTCTCTGTCCATTTCTAAACGCTCGTCTTCTTTTGTCTCTCCAGTACAAGATGAGCATGGTGGTCTAATATGGCATGTACACATACTTAATCTCGTATTGGATTATTAAAGCGTTCCACTTCTCCTAAAGCTCTGTAGTTTTCTATACCATGGTAAGTAGTGTGTTTCTTTACTGGCTTCTTGTAGGCTGGCAAGAAAGGCTTGTAGTCTTCTTTGGTAGGTGTAGTACCTCCGTAAAGGTCTGGTCTCATTGATTCTATAACTTTTGACATAATGTAACTCGTTGGTTATTTCTAATACTTTCTTAGTATAGCAAGTGTATAACAATGTGCAAGTTTGAGTTTTCCCCACATTTTATAAACGTAATATATTACTTATTTGTCAATGGCGTGTGTATATAGTCTCTTATGAAGTCAAAGTACCCAATCATATATCTTTCAAATTCCGCATCATTTTTTTTCTTTGTTAAATATATCTTTCTTGGATTAAGTCTTTTATATTCCTTTAGTAGTTCAGGATTTTTAAGACACTCTTTAATTGTTTCTTCTAAGGTTAGTTCTTTCATTTCTATTTACTCTTAACCTCTAATAAATTATTATCCACAAATAACTGCAAAATCTGCAAAGTATCTCCTTTTTCCCACAGGGTATTTTTATCGAAGCTATCACGTTCAGTACGGTCTTTTTTATAAGGTTCAATAAACCACTCATCGTATGACATACACCCAACGTGATATTTTTTTCCGCTTAGAATATAAAACTCATAGCCAGCTTTTACTTGCATAAATCTAAATACTTTTCTTATTTCTTGTTTTACGTTCATTGCTTACTCTTAGTTACTAGTAGTTGATAAATGTATCTGTTCCATGACAAGCCTGATTTCTTTCTTTTATCCTTAAATAAAAGCCACGTTCTCTCGTCCATTTTTATACACTTTCCTTTATATTTTATTGTTCTCTTTTCTTCTTTATTTAAGAAGCTCTGGGTTTTCATAAATATTGCCGATAATTTTTTCATAATCAAACTCAACTAAATCCCATTCTTCACAATGACATATACATTGAGCAACCCATTGTAGCTTTGTTTCAGACCATTGAACTACAGCAGGTTCTTCATGACTATCTTCTCCCTCTGGTGCTTCATACCCACCTTCACAAGTTAATATATCACCCTCATAAATCTCTTTGCCTTCACAATCTAGCAACCCAGTAGTTCGCATAACTTCTATGTTATTTAATTTGTCGTAACCAATACCCTCGTCAGGATAACTACTTGGTTTGTTTGCTTTATATACTTCAACTTTTCCGAAATTATCAAACTGAAAAAAGTACTCATCAGGATTGTAATTTTCATAAGTTAGCATATAACTATCATCTTTATCCCAAATACGAAATTCAATTTTATCCATATAATTTAATCTTTAAAATAAACACCATTATTTCTAAATTCCTCTTTTTGAATCATTTTTGCTATTTCTATAGTCGTTGCAATAGGAAAGTTGTTTTTCTCAAAAATTTGATTATTTAGCATTTTATATGCTCTCACAACATAACTATAAACTTCTTCATCAATTTGTTTTTCATTTTTCATATCATTTAACAATATCAAATCCTCTTATTTCTTGTAATTTGTAACCAAGTTTTTGAAGTGTCATTGGTAAGTGTTTAGGACACATAGTTTCCCATGTCCACGTTCCACTTCTTATATATCTTGGTTTACCGTTTGCTTTATACTGGATTACTTTTATTTTTTTACCCATAAATATTTATAAGTTTTTTTATTAGGTCTTCTGTGCATCTTTTAAGTTCATATCCCTCAACACCGCCAATAGACTCAGCTCTTTTTTGCCACGCCAGCACGCAGTCTAATAATTGCGGTATATTCCTACTTGCTCTATATTGTTTTGGGAAAAACAGTTTAAATAATTTTTGCTTCATATATTTCTCATTAGCTAATAAAGTATTACCTATGGTATATACCTAACCCCAACCGCCACTCGTTTACCATTCCTAGTTAAAGCCGACTTGTTTCGTTACTCTAACCGCACTCTAGTTACCTTTTGTAGCCTTTGTGTTGTAGATAAGAAAGGAAAATAAATTTCCGCTTTCTATCTTTTTCTGTTTTCAATGAGCGATTTTCAACTTTAACTGAGGAACGTATAAACTGAGCGACGCTTGCCCTATACCTTTTTGAGTCCGTATAGTCTCCTGCGTGGAGTTGGTTAGACTAAATAAAAAAACCCACTTAGGCTGAGACCCAAACTTTTACGCTTGGGTGGCTCCCTAAAAGGGTTTACGCCAATTACTTCTCAGCCGTACGAAAATCTCGTACTACTTAATAATAACAAATCCACTTATTTTACACAAGTGGTATATGTGGATAAAGTGTGGGGTAGCTTGGATTTGAACCAAGAACCTATCAGGTATAAGCTGATTGCTCTACCATTGAGCTACTACCTCTGATACTATTTAACTTTCAATAAGCCAAAAAATCCGCGACTAAAAGTATTTCGTTTTCCTTGTAAATCTTTAGTGTAAGAAAACTTTAGACAATGCATATAAAACCAGCGTAAATCATTTATCTCATACAACGCTAGTAGTTTATTTCGTACTGCCATGAAAGTCACAGGTTTTCCACCTTCTTTTGCACGGTCTTTGTTTATTCTTTTTTGGAAACATTGCACGCCAAAGTTCCATTTTTTGTTATGCTCCTTGCTTTGGTTCTTGTAAAAGAGTGCAAGTTCTTCGGGGTTTTTTTGAGCGTTTTGGAGACGATCTAAAAGTATATCTTTAAAAGCAATCATATAAATTTAATATAAATCTTCACTATAAAGTTCTCCACATAGAAACTTTTGTCTATCTTCTGTTAAAACTGAATCAATACCTGCCGCTTTTTGAATTTCGTATCCTTCTTTTCGAGTAACATATCTGTTCAAAGAAGTCACAAAGCCTTGGTCATCTCCGTGAACGTGTACGCCCTTGTAGCGTGGGATATCCTGCATTGCGTAGATTGCGTTATGGTGGCGATGTCCTCGTACTATATATCCATCAGGGCAACGGACTGCTGAACAAATTACTATTTCTTTCATGCAATAAGTATATCAAACATTTTAAAAACTACCTGTGGAAAACTATTTCTCCAGGTAAGCAATAATCTTTTCTTGGTTTCCCTCTTTGTAAAGTTCTATAAGGTCTGTGTAAAAGATAATATCTGCCTTTACAGTACGGTTTTTAAGGGCTATAAGCTCCAACACGCGCTTTTCTCCGTACTTCTGGTTCATTGCCTGAGTGTAGCGTATTTTGACCATTTCCTGCTGATAACCGCAATTACAACCAGAAAATTGACCGTGCATGTTTTGTGGGTGATAACGTAGAATCGCACCACCTACCGAATCAGGAATCCAATGACCGCATTGAAAATCACGACCTTCTGCGTATTTAAAGCAATCGAAACAGTTGCCACCTATTTGGTAGTCATTAATACTGTCACGCTTTCTAATAAAAGTATGTGAAAGTTCTGTGAGTTCTTTTTTTGCACGTTTTACCCGTGCTGGCATTAATTCTGATTTTTTCATAGATAAAATAAAAACGCCTGTCGCAAGTTTTTTTAGGTAGTTGCTGGCGTTCTTATTATAGAGCTGAACGTTAGCACCACAGCAATAGTCGTCAGGTACTCCAGTTTGTTTCGCCGACTAACTAAGGAGTGTGGTGCCGTACTTAATAGTACTCCTTTAAAATGGTATTGACAAATAAATCTGTGGATAAAAAAGCAAAAACCTCTTTCGAGGTCTAATTGCTTCCGCTTAAGTAGGAAATATTTTATGTAAAATCGAAATTCAGTTGAGAACTTGACCAAAGAACGATGATGCCATCAGAGCGGAGCAGATGACCATTATTATAATTTTAGCATTTGTGGGATAATTAGTATAGACATTTCTTTAACACGCCCCTGCTGGTAAGAGTACATATACCTAACTTTTACGCAACTGACCTTCAATGGACAAGAGGGCACTAAATACTAAACTATGGACACCATACACTCATGCCAATTTTGCCCAACGTGCCAGAACTTTACTAATGGCTCAATGGAATTTACAGGTTCTAGTGGAAGAAAATATTTTTTCAATTACTGCTGCTCTATTTGCTTACTTACCTCGGATGGATTTTTCATTCGTAAAAAAGATATTTCTTTACCTAAACCTAAATAGCATGCCAGACTTAATCGCAACAATCATCATAGCCTTCGTTATTATTAACGGGCTAAAAAATCACCGCTACAAGAACTAACACAAAAGGAACCTTACGGGGTTCCTTTTTTCTATGCTCGGCAAGTAGCTGTATATTGCTTTTTAAGTAGCTTACTATAAAAGCTATACGTACCTCCGTTCTTGATTGCCCTGTAAGCAGTCCAGTTTGAACCGTAACCGTTATCAAGGCTCCACGCTAAAAGTTTTGTCTGGTCGTAGTACGAGTAGTAGTCTAGCTCCTCGCCCATGAGTTTTGATAATCTCTCAAAGGTCGGTTTGTGGAATTGTCCTACACCCAATGCCCTTCCCGAATCCCCTCTAGCTTTGGGATTATATTGACTTTCACAACGTATCACAGCAGAGGTGTACTTAGCTTCCCCTTGACTGATAGTCGTGTAATGCTCAGCGAGTTCCTTCGGTGTGTACTGATTAGTTCCACGGGTCGGAGCCTGAGCTATAGAAGCATTAGGACTGTATGATAGGAATACAATCGCTAATACTAATGTTGTTAGTTTTAACATAGGCAGATTTATAGCTTCTGTAAGCTTCTGTGGTGCGATTTAAGCAGCTTTTGACCGCTTTGTGACCGTAGTTACCTTTGATACATTCTTAGGCATAGATACGGTCGTTTTGTTCGCTGATGAAGCACCAATTTTTTCGGCACTTCTATCGAGCGTCTTGATAGTGATAGCTGCCAAGATTACACCTTGTACAATCTCAATCAATTTTGTTGCCTGTTCTCCTGTTATTACATTAAAAACAACAAGGGTCTGCAAAGCACCAATAATCAACACGCCAATAAAACGAGGGCTAGACAACAACGCAACTAATTTTTCTTTCATTTGTTTTCACGATATAGAAGCTATTTATAAATTATGCTTGGTTTCTATTATCGTTATATTAATTATAAATCTAATTGTTGCTTTCTCCAAGGGTTGTACACATATCTTTTCCACAGGTCTTTCTGTTTAGCGAGAATATCTTTTTCTACAAGTAAAACACGGCAGGTGTCGCATAGCCGTTCAGTAGAGAGTATTTGTATGTCGCAACTTTCACAGTTATCTAGTTCTAATAAGTGTGCTTCATCTTTCCAGTAATATTCTTTGTATTGGGAAATCATTTTTTATTTAGTGCTAGATACAAGTTTGCTACAGCCTCGATTGGAGTGGAGCCTACTGTTGTTAGAAAAGGAATTAATGCATCAAAATGAAAATCGTCTGGATTATCATGATTAACTGCTCTCCATCCGTCAGGGCGTCTTTCTAGTGAATTGAATCTTTCTCCACATGCTTCTATAAGTTCTTCGAGAGTAGGAATAAATACACCCCCATTAGGGAAATTACACCAACCACCCGTTTCAGTTGTCCATATCTTTTTGGGGTTATCTTGCGGAAACCCTGCTTCTTTAAGTTTTAGTGCTAGTTCGTATGAGATTGACATACACTAATTCTAGCATAAGGTTTTTAAAACACCCTGTGTAAAACAAAACGCCCTCAATCAAAAGTGAGGTGCGTTTCGGGATTCCTATTTAGTAGACGCAATTGTTCGTCTCTGAATAAACTCTAACACGATATTGAATAAAAAGCAATACTAAATGCTGTCATTGAGCTTGTTTAAAGCCTCCAAAGTCTTTACACCTACTGTACTGCCACGCATAAATTTTTCAGCAGGAGAAAGTTTTACATACTTCTGTTGAAATTTATAGACTGCTTCACGGGTAAGATTTCCATAGTAACCATAAGAGACACCTACAGGCATAACTAGAAATCCGTTGCGGACTAGAAATGCTTGGAGTTTTTCTACTTCCATACCAGACTGGAAAAGAGCAAGTTTAGTTGTGAAATATTTTGCTGGTGGTAGGTACGGTGTAGGGTCGATTGAACCCTTATAGCCATTATTTTGTTCTACATTTTCCCAAGACCATAGAGTTTCTCCTTGAAGTACAGGCTTGATAGAAAAATGCAAGTGACTTCCCGTGGACATGCCAGTATTGTCTGCTTCTGCAATCAAGTCTCCTGCTTTTACTTTCTGTGAAGCGGTAACTTTTAGACTACCTTTCTTAAGGTGCCAGTATATACTTTTGAAGCGTGTCGGCTTTCCGTTGTAGTCAAAGTCTTTGTCGGTAGTAATAACAATACCAATACCAGCCGAGCCATCATCTCCTGAAAATGTAACAGTACCGTCATGCGCGGCATAGACAGGTGTACCATCAGGAGCATACAAATCCAGACCGTTGTGACCCTTTAGCCCTAGCTGTGCATACAAAGGTGTATCGTTAGCTCCAAACTTCTGATTTACGCTCCAATATTTAAGTGGAAATTGTAGTTTAAGTTTTTCCATATTATGCAACTCTGTTTCTATTCACTCTACGAGAAGGATTTTTAGGAACTAGTGTTACTCTTCCTGTTTTTTGTCCTTTTGTTGACTGACCTAATTTTACTGCTTTTGCTGTTGCCATAGATTATTGAGTTAGATTTATAATAAATGTTGTGTCTTCAAACAACGCACTTATCTGCTTTTCTTGCTCGCTAAATTTTCTATCTATAAGGATTTGTATTCTTTTGTACTGCATGTTTATAAGCCACATATGAAGAAAAAACATCGCTACGGAAAATATGGTAATTAATACAATGTTTCTTCCTGTTTTCATTTGTTGGTTATTTGTTCCTTAATAAATTGCAGGCTTGTTTCTATTCTTATAATACCACCTTTGACATCATTTAGCCCATTAGAAGTATCTTGTACACGGTTTTCAAGTGCGATAGTTTTCGCTTCAATACCGTTGATTCGAGTAGTAAACGAACCCCAAGTGACTGCCATGCCACCCAAAAAGAACACCAGAAACCAGTACTGGGAAAGCCAATCTAACAAGTTTTTACTTTCCTTTTCAACCATTTTTATACACTTGCAATTTCTTCAGTAATTTTAGCCAAACGTGCTGTCTCAGCTTCTTTTTGTGTAGTAAGACAAATTTCCTTCTGGTAAGTGACAATCTTTTTTACCTTTCCGTTAACTTCTACAATTTCTTCTGATATTTTTTTCATTCCAAACATATATTTTACTCGTTTATTTTAATAATTAACCTACTATCCAAGTCACACCATCAAAGAATACTGGAACCGTGACTGCTCCACCACCGACCGCAGTTGCTCCGAATACTGGTGTTAGTGCATCTGTTATGTACGCAGTTTGTCCAACTACTCCAGTTGGAAGGGTTGCCTGGGTATATCCTTGAAGTTTAAGTGGTCTTGTTACGTTGATTGAACCAGTTCCAGTACTATTTACTTCTAATGTTCCATTACCTCCACTCAAGTCTCCAAGTTGTACAACTCCAGCAGCAGGGGCAACATTCAACCATTGATTGCCTCCTGATGTAGCCTCGACAAGAAGTCCCGAATTAGCTGTCACATAAACTGTTTCAGCAGTATCATTAACAGCTAGTACAGTACTATTTAATGAACCACTGATGTCTCCAAACATGTATATTCCAGTGCTTGCACCAAGTGACATATATTGGTCAGCGGTCGTGCTGTTGAAGAATTGGAACACTCCATCACTAAGCTGTGTTGAATACTCGTCTGATGCTGTATCAAGTTTATACCGTGTTAATGCACCGTTTATATCTGATTCAAATGCTGATTCAAAACCTGTTGTACTATTTCGGTATCGAACAATCATTCTTCCGTCATCAAATTCAAATCCACTGTCGAAGTTACTGTTAGCAACATTTGCAACAGCAGTCGCAACATTTAGTACATTATCATAGTTGGTTGAAATGTTTGCACTTGCACCTGTAGCATTGTCATTTGTTACCATCAATACCGAACCAGGGAAAAGCCCTACTGCTGAAGCGTCAACAGCTCCTATAAATGCTTGTACCTGTGTTGTTGTATCTTCCCATGTAAGAGCCGAACCAGCCAAACCACCAAGTCCAAGGATATCTTGGTTCTGTGTAAGAGTAGTGGTTATACCGTCTGTGGTGTCGAAATCCCAACTCATCGTGTTGCCTGAACTTTGCAACCTTAATGCTCCAAATAGACCAGCTCCAACCCCAACATAACTACCAAAAAATCCATCGTTGAGATTCATATCAAATCCGATAGAATCTCCGCTTGGGTCTAAAACAGTTCCTTGAAGTCCAAGAAGTCCACTAAAAATATCTCCTACTACAAAAAATGCATTTCCATTAGTTGGTGTAGTGAAATCTCCGTATGCAATACCTGTACCTTTTATACCTGAACCATAAATATCATCACTCTGAACAATTTGTGCAGTTATTAAGTCTGTAGTATCTGAATCCCAAGTAAGGGTATTCGCGACACCTGAAAGTAACTGAAGTATAGAACTGTTTTGTGCTGCTAAATCTTTTGATTCAATATATGCACCACCCTGGCTTGCTACAAAACCTACACCCTGTCCTACACCGCTATTCCACCCGAAGTCAGCAGAAAGTACGCCTGCACTATTTGTTGTAAAATACCCTGCTACTGCTCCTGTTACAGTATCCTGCATCGCTAAATTCTGCTCAGTAGCTTCGAGATTTATTCCTCCTACTATGTCTCCTCCGTATGATTTTAGGATATGAGTTTCAAGAGTAGCTGAATCACGGGTGTTTAATGAATCTCCTGTACCGTTTCCTGTGTTGTCTATGTAGACATACTCCGTAGGGTTTCCTGTAAGACCTGTGACTGGACCGCCACCACTTTCAGCAAATTTAAAGTTTTTATTTATATCATCCCAAACGATAGCATAACCATCTGCTCGTGCGGACTGGTTAAGGTCTACTGCATTACCTAAAACAGTTGGAGAATAGCCTCCTTTTGGAGAAGGAAGATTTTTAATATGCTTTGCGTCAATCTGGTATTCTTCTGCAAGCTCAAGTAGGTTTATTTTACTAACTATCTGTTCGCCAGTTAATTCTACAGGTTGCTCTGTTTTAAGTTGTGCGATAATTTCAGCGATTATTCTATCTTCGTCTGCATCTTTTCCGTCTTTTACTTCAATAGATTTAATTTCTGTAAGAATAGCCTGTACTTTGTCTATTTTAGTGTCAAATTCTTTCCCTTTTTTATCAAGGAAGGCAGTAACACTACCAGAAAGTTTTGTATCGGCTGTACTGATAGTGTCTTTAGTTTCCTGTAAGAGTTTTTCACGCTCTTCAAGCACTTTATCAAATAGAGTTTCAACAAGTTTTTTTGTTTCTTTCGTTAGAGACTCGTTGTCTTTCTTGAAAGAAGTCATTATTTGCATAATACCAACAAGAACCTGCTCAATTTCAACAGCAGTAATGACATTCTGGGTATTAAATACCTTGGCAATTTTCTTTAGTTGTTCTATGTTTTCATTCTGCATGTGGATAACTATTTGACTTGATAAATGGTTGTGTTACTGTTTATATATGATAATCATTAAAATTTTATTCTACCTAGTCATTATTTTTGTAATCGGCGGTGTTTCTGGTTTTATTTCAGCGAAGTTGAAAGGAGAGCTTTAAGGATTTTCTTTTTGTTTTCTGGGCTAACTCCGATTGTTTTTTCTGCGATAGTTGCTGCCGCTTCCCCCAATCCTTTGATAGGGTCTCTAATAACTTCTAGTACTTTCTGTGTACCTTTTACTGCCCTACCAACTTGACCTTGCAACGATGTAGTTGCTTGTGTTCCATAAATATCTTCAAGGATTTCAGTGAACAATGTTTGGTCAACCAGGTTGTCTGTAAATTGTTTTCCGTATGCTTTAGACACATTATCAAGATTTTCAACCAACTTTAATACTCTCGGTCTTTGTGTGTTATTTGAAAATACTGAACGAAGTAATTGACCGCCACGCTCTTTTCCAAAACCTGTTTTTTTACCAAACAAATCTTTTGCTTCATCAAGTACTTGTTTTGTTACTCTAAAATCGGTATTTGCTTTATTGTATGCTTCAAAAGTATTATCAAGTACATCATCCGCAGTAGAGCGAAGTGCTTTTAGTATTCTCTCAGAATTACCTTTAAGACCCTCTCCTTTTGTTCCATAATCTACAAGTTCATCAATGGATTTCTTGAATATATGAACGTCGTAAGCATCAGCCTGACCTGTTGGTACTTCTTGTATAAATTTCTGCAATCTTTTCTGTAGTTCTGGTGTATTTTTGAATACTGAATTTGAGAAGTCTAGTTTTCCAGTTGGTAATTGTCTTACTCCCAAATCATCAATAAGCTCCTGTGCTCTCTGTGCTACAGGGTTAGCATCAACAACTTGTCCTCGTAGAGATTTAGCTACTGTATTAACCTCGCTACCAGCTACTTTATTTTGATTCTCAATAAATTTAACCCTTTCAAGCATTGAATCCCCGACAATATCTATAGGTCTCTCAATAACTCGTTTATCTAAACTTGCTTTTTCAGCTAATGAAATCATCTTATCTGCTTTGATTTTATCGGCTGGCTTCATAGACTGAATAAACTGAGTGTCTACATCATCAATTCCCTGTTGTCGAGCAATTTCGACTGACTTTTGTTGTTTTGGTGTAAGTTTTGTAAAATCAATAGCGTTTTTTTCTCCTCCTGATACTTGTTGGTTTAAAACTTCTTTTCTCAAAGCACGACCTTGTAGTCCTCCTGATACTCCACCAATAAGACCTCCAAGTATTCCACCACCAATTAAGCCTGTTATTCCACCAGACAACGCTTTCTGAGAAATTTCTTCCGCCGACAAGTTATCTTGTAAGCCTTGTGCTGCTCCAAACAATGTACCTGATATAGCACCTTGCCCTGCACCAGCTAACGCACCTCTAGCACCACCACTAAGTATTCCAACTCCATTACCAACTACTTTTTCAGCGAGATTTTGTGCAATTCCAGGGGCAGTTTTTGTAAGTCCAGGTATTGCTTTACCAGCTATTGTTGTTTTTGCACCAGCACTAGAAAGACCACCAATAGTACCCAGAGTTGTACCTAACTGTAGAGCATCTCCGATAACTTGTTTTTCTGTAAGCTGATTTGGATTGAGTATTTCATCTGCACCTGCGGCTGTTCGGTTAATATCTCCAGTCTGTTTTACTAAAAGTGCTTCCAGTTGTGAAGTATCTTTACCAAGTTCACGATTTTCCTTTATTGCTTTGAGAATATTTTGCTGGACTTCGTTCTGAATAGCGAGAGTTTCGTCAACACGTTTTACGTTGCCGCCTAGAGCGGCAGCTTGTCCAAGACCCTGTGCAAGCTCTTTTCCGCCAGTAAAGTCTAGTATCTTTTCTGTAATTGGTTTTTTTGGTGCTTCTTGTTGTGTTTGTACAGGAGAAATCGCACCTTTTTCTACAAGAAAGGAATGTATCTGGTCATCTGGTACACCATTTGCGCGCTGCATGATTATAAATTGTTTTATTTTTTCTTTATCCATTTTAATTTAAAAAGTTATCAAGAGTGCTGCTAATATTTATCGGAGCAGACATCTGGTTCCAGCCTCCTTCAAGTTTCAATTTATTTTCTGTAGAAATTGGAGTTGTTTCAATATATCCAAGGTCTGATTTAAGCTGGTTTATCTTATTTATTGTGTTTGAATAAAGTGGAGCAAAATTAGACACGTTCACTTGGTTCATCGCATTTGTAGTGAGTGTGTTTCCTACTGAACGAGACAAAACATCATACATCATAATGCTGATAAGTTTATTCTGTGCCTCTGTACTATTCAAGTTTGGAACTGTTTTACGATAATTTGCAATGTCGGCATCAGTAAGTACTCCGACTTCTCCGAATACCCCACGAGCTATTGTAGGAATAAGACCTTGAATAGTTGCATTGATAGCTGCAGCATTCGCATCTCCACCAAGTGCAACAATTAATTGACGTTTTTTGCCTGCGATAGGACCAGTAGTATTCAATCCGTCTCTACCTTGTCCGAGGAGACCCTGCAATGATTCAAGACTTCCAAGGGCATTAGTTGCTTGCTGGAGTTTACCAAGTTGAGTATCAGTAAGATTAGACTTCCCATATTTTGACGACGCAGTAATCAAATCCAGTGGTGCATTTCCTGTTGTGCCTCCTATTTTGTTTTGTGCAGCAGCCAGTTCCGCAATTGTTTTTTGGTAATCAAGTGAATCTTTTGCAATTCCAATGCGAAGTTTCTGCATTTCAAGCTCATCTTTTGGATTTATAAGGTAATTCTTACCAGCTTCAATAACACCTTCTATTGTGGTAGCGGCGTTTATAGCATTTATTGTCGATTGTGGAGCTTTTCCTAGAATAGCATTAGATAGTGCGGTCTTTTGGAAATCAGAAACTTTGTTAATTTCTTGCATAGCCAAGTTCACTTTAGCCTGTTGAGCAGCAGCCTGTTTTTTCTCTGCTTTGTCCAAGAAAGGCTGGATTGCTTTAAGTTGAGCTTCATAAAGTGCATTCTGCTCCCTGTAAGGGGCAAATTTAGCGTCTACAGCCTCGTTAATAGTATCTTTAGCAAGTTGTAAGTCTCCTTGTTTTCCGATTGCTAGAGCGTTCAATACGCCTATTTCAGAGGTTTTAAGGGCACGCATGATAGCAGCATCGCCCGCAAGTTTAGCCTGAGCGTTCTGTGCGAAAGGCAAAAGAGTATCACGGTTCTCCTCTGCACGCATAGTAGATACCAATTTAATGTCATCTTGCTGAATTTCAGCTTGTTTCTGTAGAATTTGGCTGTTGAGATTGACTAAATCCTGTCTCTTCTGCTGTATGCCACTTTCATTCAAGAGTTGCGTCTTGTAGGCACTTTCTCCTTGCTGGTTAGTAATGTTTTCAAGCATTCTAGCAACAATATTTTCCTGTGCGAAAGTTGCGGCTTGTTCGTTCTGGGTTAAATCAAAGTTTTTTAACAATGCTTCGGCTGGTGTTGGAATTGTAGTCGGTATTGGAGCTACGGCAGGGTTAGCCTGTGGCACAGTAAGTGCAGGTTGTGGCTGTAGTGCAGCAGAAGTGATTACCGCAGGAGCTTGCTGAATTGGGCTTGGTGTTGGGGTTCCTTGTGGTGTAGGCAAAAGCTGAACACCTGAACTTGACTGCCTATCCGTAGCAGAAGAAAGAGCCTCGTTTGCAGTATTTGCATTTATAGTTGAGAATCCGCCAGAATTATTTACATATTGGTAAGTAGGCATTGTATTTCTTAATTATATCACTTATTTAATTAATCCTAAAGTTTGCAGCTTAGTTTCCAACTCAGCGATACGAGTTTTAAAATTATTCAACATTGCTTGCTCGGTTGCGGTGTACGTTGCTCCCGCCGTTGAGGAAGTTCCAGCAGTTAGAGCTTCCTGCGGAGCACGTTCAAGAGCATCGCCAGCGTATAGCTTATTACAACTCGAACCATCGTGTGCGTGTCGTTCTACCATACTCGTACACTCAATAACTCCATATCCCACAAAGGAGGCGGAGCAGCTAAATCATCTTGTGATAATTCTATTTTAAACTGGACAATCTGTGCGTCTGCAATACTACATGAATCTTCAAAGGCAATCCTTGAGCCAAGAACAGAAAACGTGTACTCTCCAATTTCTGTGTAGTCAACCTCGGTATTTTTTCGGTAGTAGAGTTTGATACCCTGTTGATTTGTGAGAAGTTTACCGAGAGTAAAATCAATATGCTGAAATGTTTTCTTGCTGAGTGCTGTACCTACAATATAAACCTGTGATTCAGCAGAAGCATTGTAGCCAGAGTAAGAGTTTCCAATTGTGTAATCAAGCCCATAGGTTGAGCCAGTTTGATAACCAATAAAGATAGTGTCGAGTGAATCAGTAGCTACAACGCCGATGTTAGAGCTTGCTTTAGAGTGTTTCAACACTACTTCATTCTTTCCTTCGATGTTCATTTCGTAAACACCAGTATTTGCTACATTTCCAGCGTAAGTTGAAATCCCAATAAGAAGATTATTATTAGAACTTAGTTCGATAGCGTTTGGAAAAGCACAAATAGATGTTGAGTAGCTTCTATCTTGTGTCCAAGGAATACGTCCGATTTTCACACAGGAAGTTCCATCAGTCTTATAGACATTTCCACGAGTACCAGCAACAACATAAAGAATATTGTTTACTGACTTCATGGCGTGTACGCCACACTCATTAAGTTTGATAGGTAAGTCTGCAAGTCCAGGATTTCCAAGAGTTCCTGCTTGGCGATTCCAAGGATAAATGTTTGCTACACGTTGAGCACCACGAGCAGACCATGAACCACCCCCTTGAGTACCAACCATTATTTTAGTTCCGAGTTCTTCGAGAGTAACAGCGTACTGTCCGTCTTTTAAGTCGAGAGCTGTAGCTGTAAGCGTACAAGTTGGGGCAACTGCAAATGTACCAGCAACAAAGTCTGTGATAGTAGCAACAGCATTTCCGTTTGTTAGATAAATCTTATCATCTTGCCCAACAATCATTTTAATATAATAATTCGCCGTCAAACCAGATTTAAACGTATTAAAGTATGCAGTTGCAGTTGAAATACCGTAAGCGTGCAAACCAACAGAACTTGAAATGATGAGATAGCCTTTATATTCCACCATGTCCCAAGCTTGCCCTGCTACGTTGGTTAAAGACACTCCATTTTTATATAGAGTAGATGTTCCGATACCGTCGTTACTTAACAGTACAAACTCGTCTCCGCTCGAAGCCTTAAGATATGCGACAGGAATATACGATAAGTTAGAAAGTTTTGGGATAAGAGAGTTTCCTATTTTCAACGCTCCAGGCGTTTCAAATACTTCACAATTTTTGATACTTCCAAAACCATAGTACGGACTTTCTGCCGCACCTTTCTGCCAATCGCCAATTGTGATTACACCTGATTTATCCATGTTATGCTTCTGCTTCCCACATTACTTGTGCTGTTGATGGTGTACCAGTTTTTGTCCAAACAACAATTATATTTGTCGCATCAACTGTTACTGTTGCTGTCCACTTACCTCCTGATGAATCTTCGAGATATATAACACTAGTAGTATCTACTGCTAGAGTAGGCGCTCCTGAACTTCCGTGCCAATCATAAAATACAGACATGGTTGTACCGTTGTAAACACCAACTGATTTTGCGTAGTTCGTAGAGTTGGTAAACATTCCTGATGTCAGACTTATTTTCTTTGGAATTTTACCAAGACCATGTGCAATGTTTTCTGTACCACTTCCTGTTCCTGAAGTTCGAGATGTTATCCCGTTAGAAAATAAACCAAAACTCATTGGAGCAAGTGCCGTTGACACAGGGCTTTGTAAAACAAAATTTGTACCGTCATAAATAACTGTATTTATCTGGTTTGCTGAAATGTCTCCATCTGCAAGAGTAGTATTTACTCCTTTGACTATTGTTTTAGCACCTAGTGCATTTACATTCAATGTAGCTGCACCAGTATTTGCCGTATTAGCTTTAAAACGGAAGGTTTGACCGACAGCGTAAGCCGTAGGTGCAGGAGATAGGGTAATAACATAAGTATCGTTAGCACCAGCGTCGGCGGCATAGTAGCGAGCATCTGCATCAAGTGTACTTACGCCAGAAATTGAATATGTTGCAGTTGTAGCCGCAGGGTTAGCAACATATTCAGGAATACCACTAACACCTGCTTGGATAATCTGACCTGGTGTTCCAATAGGTAGACGAGTAATCAATCCACCAGAGTTTCGATAGAACATATCGCCTGTAGCATCGCCACCAAGAGTGAAGATAGGGTCTACGAGTGTAAGGTCTGTAATAGTCTGTGCACCTGCACCTGCACCAGAAGAAAGTGCCTTATCGGTACCAGTAATACCTGAAAGTTTGTAATCGTGTGATGTTGTTACTGCCGAACCATCAATACCTACCTTAGTTTCGAGTGCTTCGATAGCGTCGTTAGCAGAAGCATGTTGAAAGTCATGGTCTAGGGCTGCACTCGCATTTTCAAGAAGGTCTGTACCTACAGGGTTTGCGAAAGCGTCAATTGCTGTTGGAAATGTCGTGCTCATGGTTAGTTTTTAGTACGTTCTGTCCAAATTGTTCCCAACTTGCCAGAATAGTTTGTGTTAGCTTGATTATATGTTTTACCGACCGCGTTGTAAGTGATACCTAGTTGTGTAGCGAACTTCTTTATATTTTCCCAGATTGTAGCCATGTTATCTTGTACTCTCCACTAATGGGGTTAGTTTCTTTTTAAAATCCAATTCTCGGTAAGCGTAGAATGTTGCGATAGCTCCTGCATCATTTCCGCCCCTGAGTTTGTTGCCTTCGTAAAACTCAAGTCTTTTAGCCAATTGTGACTGCTTATTGGTATCTTTAGCACAAGCATAAGCGTAAGCACAGTAAAGCGACACGTACTTATGTAAGTGCGTAGCGAAGCCTGGTTGTTTAGTTGTGTCTCCTACTACGAAATAGTCAATTTTACGCTGGAAATAGGCTCGTAGCCCTCCAGGAGGGGTGTCTGATTGCCCAATAGAATAGTTCGGAGCAGGGTAAAGCAAGATGCTTTCGCCCATTTTGTCGTAGTACTTTGGAACTCCGTCTACCGTCTGAAACTGTGAGAGAGCTTGTTCTTCGTCAAAGTTATCAATCGGGATAAGTTTCTTCCAGTTTCCTTGTCCGTCTGAACACTCGATTGACTTAATAACGAGATATTCGCTATCGAATGAGTAATCTTGCTGTCCTGAAATAAGAGCCGTCGTGCCAATAGGAAGGTCTACAGAGTTTCGCGAATCAAACTGCCAGCGTGAATCAGCTCCAAGAATAAGAGTAAGTGCAGAATCAAGAGCTAAGTTAGCGTTGCGTGTAAGGTCTGCTATTGGATAGGAATTAGCATCAGCCTGAGCCTCAAAGTAGGTGTCTTGTACTATTCCGCTTGCGTTTGATGTTGTATCGTTGAATACCAAAATATTATGCTGGTAACCAGCTCTTAAAATTTTTAATCAGGTAGAATTGCGACCTGCCTACGTCTGGGAATTTATTTTTAAATTCTGAAACTGATGGTTTTGAACTTCTAATCCAATCTACATCAATCCACTTTAACTTTGCTTTTGGATTGTTTTCCCCTGAAAGTTCTCCATTCCATTTTCTACCTTTATTTTTTGCATCTTGCATATTCTCTTTTTGAGTAGAGATTTTTAAGTGCTCAGGATTAACACATTTACGATTATCACAAGTGTGCATAACTATCTTACCAATGCAACCCTTTTCTTTTTTAGATGGCTCAATTTCATTCCCAGAAATAACTAAAGAAATTCTATGGGCAAATCGAACTTTCCCAGATAAGAAAAGTTTACCGTAACCGTATGCAGTATAACCAGTCCAATTCCAACAACTATCAGTTTTTTCAACTTTGTTCCAAAAGTTATTTAGTTGTTTTTTAGTTAATACCATAATATTTTAGTTTAGCTTTTAATTTGCTAATCCCTTCCCCCATCAAGGGAAAGAGTTAGGAAACTATGCTACACGAGTGAACACGAAAGCAGTTGCGGAACTGAACATAAGTCGAAACTGTCCAAGACCTGTTGCACCCGAAGCGATTGTGAGGTCGCCGAATGAACCTGCTGTATCTGCTGCTGCACTTGATAGAATACCGTTAGTTGCTACTGCGATAGTCACAGTATTTGCACCGCCAGTGTTGTCGATGAACAAATCGAATACCGTTCCTTTAGTAGCTCCTAATGCTGCTCCCAAGAGTGTTCCTGTTGGAAGTGTGATTGTTGTAGCTGCTGCGGAAGTAGTTACGATATATCCAGTTGCTACTTCTGCTACTGTAGCGGTTGCTGTAGCTGGAATAGCGGCAGTTGCACGATGTGTGATAGTTGGTGTTTCCAACTGTGCATTTTCGAGAACTGTTCCTGTTGAATTAGGTACTGACATGGTTAAATCTCTTTATCTATTAAAAACTTGCTTTGTTTACTTTAAGATTGCTTTCTACAGGGTCAGGAGCGTTCTTTAAAGACTTCAATTTTTCAATCAACTTCTCTTTCTTCTGCTCCCACTTTGTAGGGTTCTGATACGCATAAGCGTTCAATCCCTTTGCATAGGCAATCTGAGCCTGACTTGCGTCTGCTGGAAGTTTAACTACGAGTGGCAAATCTGATGGGCGAAGCAATGCTGGGTCGCCTACAGTAATACCACTTGTATCTTCTTCTACAGCTTCAATTTCTTTGATTTCTTTTGACATATTTTTTTTCATCTAATGAGGTTTATAAAGGAGGCGGTCGGCGGGGACAACCCCCTTAACAAACCCCACTAGAGCTATTAATCTTCTAATTACAAAGGATTTGTCCAAGCGTACCCGCCATAATGCTTAATAGCATAGTCATTGTACGCTCGTATGGCTTCTTTGATGTCTGTAAACAAACCAAGATATTTATATTTTCCATCTATCATAATTCTAGATGTCCAACGATTTCTTTGTTTGTGCCAAGACACACCTTTGTAGCCACTTTTACTATCACTTCGAGCACCTCTATTCATTTTGTTTTGTGAACTCGTTACAAACCGAAGATTGGATTTTTGGTTATTTAATCTATTACCATCAATGTGGTCTATCTCTTGGTCTGCATTGGCGTTCATTATTATTCTATGAATAAGACGATTATTATTTACTTTTGCATGAGTTGAGACGAAATTATCTTTTGATACTTGCCAATTTAATTTTTCAAGCAAAGTATAATCTTCATCATCAACGGTAACTAATAATTTTCTTTTAGCGTCGGAGCGTTTTATTCCAGTTTCAAGATACTTCATACAAGTTTTTATCTAATACTGGGGGTGGTGGAGACAGGAACTTGTAGTAAACCTATTTCCACTACCCCAAATATTAGGGGTTACAAGTTTTTAATTCAACTAGCTGAGAGTGATGTCTACAACCAAACTTGCCTTCTGTGCCCAGAGCTTGAAGCCCACGAGACAGAACACGACAATTTCTTTACCAGTTTTACCTGATACTGACTTTTCTTCGTAGTTCATTCCACGAGGAGAAGCGTATGTAGCTACTTTGTTAGCACCGAAGACACGGTGACCAGCGTTTGTAACTGTAGTAGTACCGAGAGTAGCATCTACGAATGTACCAGTTCGGACAACGTAAATGTCAGTTCCCATCCATGATGTTACTTTACCGTTACGGAGAACAGCGTCAGCCATTGAGAATCCGTTAGTTGCACCTGCAACCATGAATCCTACGAGGTCTGTGTTTTCAATAACCAAGAAAGTACCATACATGTTTTCGTAACCAGCAACCTTTGAAGCGAGGTTCGCCATGATTGTGTTTACGTTTGCATTAGTAGTGAAACCGCCTGCAGGTGTAGTGTATGCACCTGTAGCGTCTTCACAGAGGTTGTTAAGAACGAACTTATCAACTCCGAAAGCAACTGCGTACATCATGTTGTCCAAACGTGATGCTGCGATGTCGAATACTGCGAAGAAATCTTCATGTGCGAAAATCTGTTCTGAGTAAATGACTTCATCTGTAACTGTCAAAGCGTCATCGGTGACTGTCCATGCTGATACTGAGTAAGTACCTGCAACTGCCTGGATAGTTGCTGTTGGCTGTGAACCATAAGGGTTCTGAATACGTTTAGCGTCAGAGTTATCTACTGAACAGATTTTCTCTGCGACAAGAGCGTTTCGCAATACGATAGCGTACTGTGACTGGAAATACTTGTCTCGATTTCCATAGGTTGACATGGTGTTCATTTCGTGTCGTGATGTATTTACAGCTTCCTAGTCATCAATCAATTTACAATTCTATAGTCTATTTCTTTTGTATGTTTTTTAACATTACATGGCAAACATAATGGCTGAATGTTTTGTATGTAGTCAGACCCTCCTTTTGATATAGGCTTTATATGGTCTTGAGTTAAAATAATTTCGGGTTCTTTTTTAAAACAACATAAACAAGTAAATTTATATTTTTTCTTTAATTCCTTCCATTCTTCAAGACTATGAGTTCCCTCAGCATCTCTTTTCCTGTTAAATCTTTGAAGGCCTTTAAATCTAAAATATACTTTTCTATTTTCTTTACCCACAGTATGGCCTCCTTTCCATTGAGGATTTTCTTCTGCAAACATTTTATTTGGGCTTAGATTTGGTATGCCTTTTCTATATTGATTTCCGATACTCCATGTAGAAGATTGACCTTTGTTCCAGCCAGGTATTCTTTTGTTCCAGTCCTCTATGTAACAAGGTCTTGAACAAAACTTTCCTCTGCCGTCTTTTATGCGGTCTTGGTTAGTAGTAAATTCTTTTAAGCAGATAGAACATTTAACTACTACTTTTAGATTATCTGTAACATTAGAACATTGCCGTGAGCAAAACTTACCTTTCCCAAGCTTAATGAGTGCTGGATAAGTCTTGAAATCTTTAGAACATTGTTGGCATTGTTTTATCATACACCTATAATACCATAAGTGTATTCTAATTGCGAACTGATTGATAACTATTAAGCTGTAAAGGAACAATGTGTTTAGGGTTTTAATGCCCCGCCAATACTACCGTTTTCCACCATTTCTAGCCCAGAATAGTCTCTCAGCTTCTTCAGGACTTTCAGGGATAATTCCCTTAGATAGATTAGAAGTGAGAACATCATCAGCAACCTTTGATACTCCCTTACGAGAAGGGGTAGCATTAGCTACTTCTGCTGTCTTTCTGAACTCTTTTTTGTTGGAAAGAATAGTTTTAACCACATCATGTTTGAGAGCTTCTGCGACGGAGATTTTTTTGAAACCAGCAAATTCTGTAACTTCATCAATATCATCTTCACTTACGCCAGCTTGCATGAGTGCGTACAAGTCTTTCGGTGTAAGAGTACTAGACGTTTCCGCTTTTGTGTCCTTACCTTCCGTAGCCTTTTTACGCCAATGGTCTTTTTGGGCTTCAACAGTCTTGAGTTTCTTTTTAAGTTCCTCTTTTTCTGTATCAACCTCAGGCTTTTGAAGTTCCTGCTCTTGGTTTTCTGTGTCCTCAGTATCGTCTACGATAATTGTTTCGTCATTTTCCATAGGGTTTTGTCCTTTAGTCATTTTTTAGACTTTTGTGTCTTTATACTAATAATTATAACACGCACTAAAACAAAAAGAAACTATTTTGCGCTGTCTTGCGTTAAACGCTTCAAAGTTTGTTCAAGTGTTTCGTCTTTCTTGCCTGCAATCATCTTTACGCCAGTCAATCCAGTCTCTACACCTTTCATGTAAAGATTGCGTGCAATAAGATTTACTCCGAGTTCATCAGCTACGATAGAAGCAGGGTTGTATTCGATTGATACCTGCTCTCCACCATAAACTGACCTGAAAGCCTGTTCAAACATTTTCATCGCAATAGCCTTTGAGTTTACTGCCTGAATGATTGTGTCTCTGCTAGCTCCGAAAATCTGTTCTTCTACGCCGAGCCAAGGGTCTGAAATCTGTCCTACTGGTGTTTCTACGTTGAATACTGGATAAATCTTACGTCGCAACACTTCGAGAACCTTAGGGTCTTTAAATGCTGCGTCAATGCTTGCCTGTTCTTCTTCGGTAAGTTTAGCTCCAAAGAATAGTTTGCGTACTGCGATAATCAAGAAATCATTTTCGGCAAAAACTGCCTTAATCAAATTTATATCATTATCAGAGTACATTAGTGGTCTTTTTTCCGCCATAGTTTTTTACAATTTAAATTATTAACATTTCTTACCGCCCTTTTTCTTTGCTGTTTTTTTGCCTTTCATATTTGTTTACTGTTTAGGTGTTAATTCTTCTACTTTTAAACCAGATGCGACCTTCCCGCCAGAGGGAACTGATTGATTGGTAGCTTGTTGAAGTTCTGTTATTGAAGATAGTTCTACGGGAGACACATGCCCTGTGGCAGTTAGAATCTTATCAACAATAAACTGTGCTTTTGGATTGTTTGCGAAGTTTGGATTGGTTACAGCTACGAGTGCGGTGTTGAGAGTAGAGAACATAGCCTGTTTGTCTTGCTGTTCGCCTGTAATTTCAATTTCAATGTCTGTTTCAAGTCCTTTAAACTCATCTTTCCAAGTTTTCATGTCAGAAGGAGCAAAGAATCGCTTATTACCCTGTTCGTTAAGCTGTCCTTGAACGTCTGCTTGCATCTGAGCCATGTCAGGCTGTGTTGCAATCTCTCCTTTCAATACAGTATCAATAATCTGCTTGTTGGAATTTATGATTGCTTGGTTCTTAACATATCTCTTTTCAATCTGCTTGATACCGTGAAGATCGAGAGTAGCTGTTACTTCCTTAGAGTTGTTCATTTTCTTCATCAAGAACGGAATGATATATGTTCTAAGCATTTCTTCGAGAGCCAATCCTTTGTTTTCAGTCATTATCTCAAAGAGTGAGTGGCTTTCCTGCAAGAGTGCTTCTGTTTGTCTCCAAGCAGAACCAGCTTTAGGTGCAACACCAAGCATAGCGTCGCTAATACCGTTAATTTCAGCAGATAACTGCTTCCATTGACCGCCAAAGTTCTGTAGTGAGGTAATGTCGTGTGAGTTGTTGTTTACCTGAGTGAGTGGCTTGTTGAGTTCGTGAACTAGAATGTCTCCTGATTCAATAGCAAAGAGAGCGTTCTGCCCTACAAAGTTACCGTCAGCAGTCTGGAATATAAGTTTTGAAGCAAGGTCAAGCTGGTCTTTGATAGCTTTTACGCTGTGGTTTACCATCCATTGTGAATCAAAGAGGTTCTTTACTGAGCCATCAAGTGAAATGGAACCATCAGTAGCAGGAAGCAAAGATGTAAGCATGTACGGGTCTTTTTCTTCACGCCCCTTGTAAAGAGTAAATTCATCAAATTCCCCTTTAGTGTTCGAAGCCATGTACGAAATAACGTGCATTTGCTGTACAAAAGTATCATCATCTTTATCTTTACCTGTTAGGTATGATAATGGTAGCTTTCCATGCACCTCGTAGATTTTGTAGTAAGTATTCTTATTGTCTTTCTTTTGCTTCTTGGTTGTTTCACGTGCCTTGGCAGCGTCACACATGCTTTCGATTACTTCTTTATCAAAGCCTTTAGCATAAAGCTGTGCTTCTGTAAGCTGGAGAATTTCAATCTTTAGGTTATCTGCGAAGTTTACTTGGTCTACGATTAGGCTTGACCACGGAATAACCGAAGGAATCAAACGTCCATCTTTTTCAATGTACTTTGTGACAGCAGAATTAAATCCTGCTAGTTCAAGACCCCAAGTGTTCAGGAATTTACCGAAGTTCTCTTTCCGCATCCAGTCCTGTAGATGAACTGAGAGCAAGAAAGCTCCGACAATGTCCTTTTCTTTTGTCGGTGTAAGGATAATGTTCTTTCTATCAATGTCCGTTGCTCTAAACCACACGTTGCGTGCGGATAAAACAATATTGAAGAAAGGCTTTTCTCTACCGAGGCTGTCCTTTTCCCCTGTGATGTGTTTAGAGTTTAGGTACGCATAGATAGTATTGATGTCCGTATAAAGGTCTGTTCGGACATAGTCAGACATCAAAGTACCAGTACCAGACACGAAGTCCTGCTCAAGCCGTCTTACGATTGTTGCGACCGATTGTTCGTCTTGCATATTAAGCGTAAATTATTGTGTAATCAATCGTTCCACCTACTGTGAGGAAAAGACCTCTAGAGAAAGCGATTGGATTAGGGAACATGATAGAACCTGAACCTGAAGGGAACGAGTAAGTGTTCATAATCAAAGTACTTGCTTCTGCTCCGTTTTCAAGAGTTGCTGCACCCCAAGCTACGTCTGCTGCTGTGCTTGTAGTAGGAATAGCGTTTCCATAAGTACCAACACGGTATGCTTCAACAGTCTGTGCTGTGTCGGTGTTAGTCGTAGCTGTAACATTAGGGTTAGCTGCTGTACCAAGACCATATGTAGTTCCTGCACCTGCTGTAGCGTTGATAGCTGATTTAAGGTTATCGAGTGAAGCTGCAGCACTAGCACCAATAAGAACTTCATTCGCTGCACCTGAAAGAGCTGTAACAAAAGTATATGTCTTATCTCCTACTGTTATAGTTTCTCCGTTTGTGAATACGTCTGATGCTGTAAGCACGCCAGTTGCTTTTACTCCTGCACTTGTTGTACCACTTGCTCCGTCATTCAAACGAACTGTTCCGCTTGTGTGAGAGTTAGCAATAATACCCATAACAACTCCTGTTGTTGCTTTGACCGCCTGTGATGTTGTCCCGTTAAGATATGAACCTGCGTCTGTGATTGCCATTTATTTATTTTCTCCCCGCCGAACTAATTTAATAAGTTTTGTATTGATATATTATATCACGCTTTTTTATCTTGTACCATTGTTTTTAAAATTACTCCTACGCTGGGCAAACTGATTGTGCATAGTTTCGATAACCACCTGAGCTTGTTCGCTAGTTTGCGGAAGCATTTTATCTCTGATTACGAAGTACATACGCATAATCCATGTGTCGCTATCGTCAGGAGAATGTCCAATGATTGCCTTAATATCTTCTTTAGGGCTTGCCTGTCTCTTTCCGTCGCCACTTGAAACGTCTTGGTAGTTTGCAAGTTCTTCAATGATAATTTCTTTCTGCTTGCCTGTAACCTTAGAAGCTATCTTGTGGTTGTTAATTAGGTCAGCAAGGGTAAAGATACATTGGGAACGTAGATTGCGGTAATCGCTCGTTAGTACGGCTGTTTTAGTATAGTGGACATTCGGTAGCTTAACTACGTCTAAATCAGTTTTAATAGGGCTATAGGAGCTTTTAAAGCCTATTATCCCATCGAGTAGAGAACTACTTGCTACACCTGCACCAACTCCGATTGCATCAACCGCAACGTGTGACATTGGTATTCTGTCTGTTGCTATGTACTCTCGTATCTTTTCAATAATGTTCTCGGTGTTCAAACGGGCGAACGATTCTCTTTTGTATTCCTCCAGTCCTTCCCAGAATGAGAACGTAGTCTTGTCTGAACCGTCGTCAGCTATGTCTACAATGAGATACTTTGCGTTTTGTTTATCAATTGTGTTACTGAATACGTCTACAAGTGAAGTATATCGAAATAATGAACCAGCATTATCAAGGTATTCTGCTTCAAACTCCTGCCTGTAAGTATCAAAATCTAGTTCTTGTTTGGCTTTTTCTATCTCGCTTGTGGGTATGTGAGGGTTGTCTTGTGTTCTAAAGTGGAACGCTTCATAGTCAGGGTCAGTCTCAGCTATCTTTTCTAAGCGTCTGAGGTTTGGGTTTTCCTTTTTAGGTGTACCAATAAACGTAGCACCGCCACCTGTATCAGTAAGTGCAGGGCGGAATATCTCTTGCCAGCCAATAAAGAAGTCCTTCATAGTATCAAGCTCATCAAAGACAATCTTAAATGCTTTCATTCCTCGGAAGTTCTCTCTGTTTTCCCAGCCTGCAACGTAGATAGTAGAAAAACCACCGTCTTGAGTTGGTAGTTTAACTTCTAGTCTGCTTTCGTTTATTTCTCCTATGCCGTTTAGTCTTGATTTAAGAGCTTCCCAGATAATCTTTCGGGCTTGGATTTGAGTAGGACAAACATAAAAAATATTCCTATCCTTACCAGATACGGCATCAAAAACCATTTCCTCAAGCATTACGGTACTTTTCCCAGACCTGCGACCTGCTCTTATTATCTTGAAACGGCTATCAGAACGTATGATTTTCTTTTGTGCCTCATGCGGTATTAGCATTTCTTTTCCTCCTATTATTAGCCTGTTCTTTTTTTGTTGCCCAACGACAGTTGCTCTTGGAATAACCTTTACTATTATCAATTCGGTCAATACTCAATCCCTCCTTAAAACTTTGTTCCATATCTTTTATGAATATAGTTGGGTCTTGCCATTCTTTACAAACTTTAATTCCTCTACCGCCGTAGTTCCTATAGGCTGGTTCATTTTCATTCTCACACCGCTTTTTCATTCCCTTCCAAATACTATAAATTCTGTGTTTAGTAAGTCCATGCTTATAGTTAGCAAATATCTTTCCTAATTTACTTTTGTTATAGCAATCCATACCACAAAATTTAGATGTGTTCTCTCTTTTAGGGGAAACTCTGTATTTCTTAATACATTGCTTACAGACTAAATATACAGGCTCTGTGTTAAATTGGTTTTTCATCTTTTTTAAACGTAGTATCAAAACTTATCTTCAATCCCTCTGGTACTGAAACCTCTGTGTCTTGCTTTGGGTTTCCCTCGCTCATTTTCCAAATGATTTCTTTATCGAGACCCTCAAGCCACTCATCTCTTTCTTCATCAGTCATTCTAGCTAGGTACTCTCTAGCGTATTCTTTCATAGTCTTACCTTTAGGTCTTCCCATTATATTACCTGATTGACCTTTCTTCCACATATAAGGCAAAATAGGAGCTACTTTTGCAAGTTTCTCTTTTTCCTTCTCTAGTATATCGTGCCTGTTGTCTCCTTGATTTTCAGCCATATATAAACATTATACCACGTTTATTGTTTCTTGTGTAGATTCCCCCTACAAGGGCTGATTTTTTGTTACCTACTGTGAGAGCGAATCATCATCTCGGTTATTTGTTATCAGCTAAAGCGATTTCATATATAGGGGTAACCGCCATAACCCATTAGTTTAAATTTGTTCTAGTTTCTTTTTAAATTCTTTTTTGAGTTGTTTAATGTCTTTTCTAGTTAGACTGTAGGAATTATCTACAATAATGAAGTCTGCCTTGCCTGTTTGCTCATATCTTGTTATGAGTGTTTCTCTATACTGTTTGTCTGTCATAGTAGTCTCTCTGCTTCCTTTCTAGTAATCAAGTCTCCGTACATACCGCTAGTTAAGTTCTCTATACAGTCTAGTCTTACTGCGTTTCTGAAACCTTTAGGCTTACACACGCTTAGTTGCTTCTTGTAGGCTTCTATCTCGTACTCTAGGCGTTTTTTAGGGTTGTGTAGGTAGTTATTGACCCAAGTGTCTAGTCCATCTCTGTCTTGCTGGATAAAGTGTTGTTTTTCGTGGACTATGATGTCTTCTGGTAAGTCCTTGTTAGTGTAGATAACGTGGTTGTACGCAAAGATTGTGTCATATGTTACGGGAAAGATTTTTTTGTATTCTGTTAAGAGTGGAAACTCCGCCTGTTTCTTTTGCATAGGTTATTTTATTCTAACACAGTTTTAACACTATTTCTAATTTCTAGCATGAAATCTTCGTATTTTTTTGTGTATTTACGACCGTTACATATTCCGCAGCAAGGAAGTGAATTTTCAAAGATATAGCCTTTATTATTATCTTTTCTATCAATACCCGTACTTTTTTCTCCGCAGTAGTGACAATTTTTTTGTAAAATACCAATAAACTGTTCAAGTGACAAGTTAAATTCTCTTTTTTCAATTCTAGCCTTATTTCTATACCTAAAATATTTTGCGTTGCTCTTATTTTTTTGATATTCCCTTATCTTATCGTAATTTTCTTTTCTCCAATTAGCAGTCCACTCTTTCATTCTCTCCTTATTTTTTTCCCTCCATCTTTTTTGTGATTCGTACATAGATTCATACCTTGTCTCATGTTCCACGTTGTAAGAAGAACATGAAAGAAGGTTACAACGTTAATAACTACCTTCTTATAAAAACTATGCTACTACTTCTTCTGTTGATTCAGGAGCAGCGTCAGAGACTTCTTCTTGTGTCTCTACAACTTCTACTGGAGCTTCAACTACTTCTGGGATTGTTTCTTCCATATATTTATTTCTTTTTAGCTGGTAAAGGTTTTTCGACCTGTCCTGTTGCCGTAGGAACAGCTTTTTTATTCTCAGGTTCAGACTTCGTAGTGAATACTGCTACTGCCTGAGCGATAACCGCAGCGTCTTTTAAGCTGTAAGCTCCTGCTTTCTGTCCAATTTCTACCGCACTAATAAGAACTTTTAACGCATTTTCTTGATTCATATATACTCTATTTTAACATTATTTATTAATCAATACAATACCTTTTTGGCAGATTTTACAGGTCATGGCGTATATGAGAAGCAACACGTTTGAAAGCATTTACTTGTCCTGAAGCAATTGATATTTCAGCGAGTTCTACTTCTGTTACTGGTACATAGTGTCCATCTTTAGGAATTGAAATAATTACGGTATCAATCATTGGTTTTTTTATAACCAACAAGGTATTTTTCAGGATTGGTCCGCTTAGCAACAGCTAAAAGAATAGAGAAAACACCCAGCAAGTTC